GATTTGCTATGGTATCTTTACCACTATTAATCAAACCACATATTCCGATGATCATATGTTTATTATAATGTAAAGGTATTGGATTGTCAACTAGCCAATTACAAATGACATAGGAGTTTGTCCTACTTCGTAATTACTAATAGATGCTTCTAATTTTTCAATTTCTTGTTGTCCATCTGCTTTAAGTTGATCACCATTTAATGATGTTCCACCTTGTGGACCAGCAATTGTGGCAAATTTACCTCTTGCTTCTCCAAGTGTCATTTTACAAATAGCAAGAGTATAATCTCTGAGCCATGGTTTTGCATATCTGTCTTGTAATAGTATGCCATCTGGTTTATGATTATAAAGCCAAAGTAGTACAGTTTCTTGATTGCGTTGTCGTCTTACTATTTCTAACTTGCGTGTTACTGTATCATAATAATAGTTAATGTAACCACCAAACATTCTACCTACTAATTCTTGATAGCCAGCAAACATTTCATAAGTTGCTAGTCCACCAATTCTACCTGACTGTAGCAAATAAACATTTGTGTATGCTAGTTCAAATGGATCAAAAAATGTACCACCTTCAGTGGCATTTGCGCCACCTACTGTACGTCTAAAAATTTGTCTTACATTAACTACTTCGTCTGGTAATGTATAAACGTTAGTATCTTCCTGTAATTCTAAAAATCCATATGATTCTTCAACAGAACTTTCTGCTCGTTGTTTGAATTTGTCTATTGCAGTTATTAACCCAGTTTCGTAGTGTTTTGGGTCAAGTTCTACTTCAATCATGCCATCACCTAGTCTAGTGCGGCAATAATCATAGATTCCTTGCTTTAGTTCATTAGTTTTTTCTGCTGTAAGTACTTGGTCAACCATTGTACAGTATTTACCGCTTTGCTCTTAACAATAAATATGTGTACAATGCCTAGACTATCCATATACAAACCTGAAAAAGGTAAAGATTTTAAATTCTTCGATCGAAACATTAAAGAGATGTTTCAGATTGGTGGAACCGATGTTTATATTCACAAGTATGTAGGAATACATGATCAAGGTGAAACTAATGATGCTACACAGCCAAAACGTGCTATAATTGATCATATGAGCATACAAGATCTTCTTTTATTAGAAAATAGAGATCGCAAATATGAATCAGATGTATACACAGCAAGAGGAATTTATACAGTATCTGATGTTGATTTTGATTTAACACAATTTGGTTTATTCATGCAAAATGACGCACCATTTGTTGTGTTTCATCAACTTGATATGATTGATAGATTAGGTAGACGATTAATGAGTGGCGATGTTCTTGAGATGCCTCATAGAAAAGATGACTATAGTTTAGATGACAGCATGGATGAAACACTAAAACGTTTTTATCAAGTTGAAGATGTTAATGTTACAGCAGAAGGATTTTCACAAACATGGTGGCCACATTTAATTAGAGCAAGATGCAAACCTCTTAGAGATTCTCCAGAATTTAGAGATTTTCTCGGTACTAGAAATGATGAAGAAAGTATTTCATACAAGCAAGGTACTGGTAGACGAGATCAAGAAATTAATGATGCCATTATTGCACAAGCAGAAGCAGACTTGCCACAATCAGGATTTAATACGCAACCATTATATGTGTTACCTGTAGATGACAATGGCAAAGTTGCTATAGTAACAGCAGACGAAGGTGATGTTGATTCTGATACATCACATATTAAAGCAAGTAGAGTTACAGCAAGTCCACGCAGTAAAGGATACTTACAAGGATATCTAACTGCCGATGGAATTGCACCAAATGGAGAAATATATGACTTTGGTACGTCATTTCCTGCTAATGCTGTCGAAGGACAATATCATTTACGTACAGATTTTTTACCTAACAGATTGTTTAGATATAATGGAGCAAAATGGGTTAAACAAGAAGATGATGTAAGAATGACAATGACTAATTTAGATACTAAATTAACTCATAAGCATTCATTTATTAATAATGATACTATTACTACAAACAAAGATGGTACTACACTTAATGAAAAAAGTGCATTAAGTCAAGCATTAAAAGATAAAGAAAGAAAAATACCAACTGAAGATACGGATACAACGACATAATGGCTAACATATCTCATTTTTATGACGGGCAAATGCGAAGATACATTGTTCAATTTGTTAGAATGATGTCAAATTTTCAGTATCAAACAGGTAAAAATAAAGATGGTAATCAAGATTTAATTAAAGTACCTGTTAGGTATGGTGATATTAATAGACAAGTAGCAAATATTTTAAGACAAGGATCTGAAAATGCTTTAGTAAGTGTTCCACAGATGGCGGCTTATATTTCAAATTTGGCATTAGATAGACCACGTGTGATGGAGCCAACTCACGTAGATAAAATTCATGTACGAGAACGTTCGTATGATGCAGAAACTAAAACATATTCAGGAACTCAAGGTAATCAACATACTATAGAACGAATTATGCCTGTGCCATTTACATTAACTATGAACTGTGATTTGTTTTCAAATAATACAGATCAAAAGTTGCAAATTTTAGAACAATTATTAGTGTTGTTTAATCCAGCATTAGAATTACAAACTACAGATAACTGGCTCGATTGGACATCATTAAGTTATGTTGAGTTAAGTGACATAACATTTTCATCACGTACAATACCAAATGGTACAGATGACGAAATAGATATTGCTACATTGCAATTTACAATCCCTATTTGGTTGACACCGCCTGCTAAAATTAAGAAACTTGGTGTTATTGAAAAAATTGTTGCATCTATATATGATGAAGATGCTTCAGCAGTTGATATTAATGGTTTAGTTGGTGGTGATTTATTATCACGTCAAGAAATAACATTTGGCAATTATGGATTATATGTAGAAGGTGGTACATTAGGTTATACAATTAGATTATTACAAAGTAAAGAAACTTTAAGTGAAGCGACAGGAGATAATGTTGCTCATGTAAGTCTTAAAAAAGCAGATGCTAAAACAGATTCACAGTTAGTATATGGTAAAGAAATTATGTGGGATACAGTATTAGGAGCATATGGTAAAATTACAGCAGGATTATCTAAAGTAAAATTAGAAACAGCAATTACAACAGCAAATAATGAAGACACAATTACATACGTTACTGGTGTTATTGCAGAACATCCATCAGAAGGACATTTATTAATGTTTACAGTTGATACTGATTCTGTACCTACAAATACAGTACCACAATTTGCAAAAATTATTGACCCAACAGTCACAGGGCCAACTGGTAGTGAAATTAATGGTACAAGATATCTTATTACACAAGAAATTGGTACTGATTTACATGATCTTCATATTACAACATTAACACATGATGGAACCAATACTGTTACAGCAACAACATCAACAGTACACGAATTAAGTGTTGGTGATACAGTTAGAGTATCTGGGGCAACTCCAAATTATTATAATGGAACTATTGGTGTTTTAGCAGTACCAAGCACTACACAATTTACTTTTAGTACAGTTTTACCAACATCTGCCGCGGCGAGTTCATCAGTGCCAACAGCAGATACGTCAGGGACAACGGCGGCAGGAGGAATATACGTAGTACCATCACCGTTAGTATCACCTGCTAATGGTCCTATTAAAGGATATACAAATAGAGCAAGTAGTGCCTGGGGTAGTTTAGTAGCATCTGAATCTGATATTATTCAATATAATTCAATTACTAGTAAATGGAATGTTGATTTTGATTCATCTAATGTTACTAATGTTCAATATTCTACTAATGATACAAATGGTGTGCAATTTAAATGGACTGGTACGCAATGGCAAAAATCATGGGAGGGTGAATATGAACCTGGTGATTGGATACTTGACCTTTAATCAAATATAATTTATAATAATGTATGGCTAATATTATTTGTAGTGGTGCATTATTTTATGCTAAAAATACTAAACGTTTTATGTTAGTACAAAGAGCAAATAAAAAACATCATGGACAATGGGGTATAGTTGGTGGTAAAGTAGAAGGTAAAGAATTACCTATTGAAGCACTTAACAGAGAAATTAAAGAAGAAGTAGGCAATACCCCAGCAATTAAGAAGTTTATTCCATTAGAGATGTTTCAAAGTACTGATCAAAAATTCTTTTTTAATACCTATGTATGTGTTATTGATACAGAATTTGTACCAACATTAAATGGAGAACATTCTGGATATTGTTGGGTAAAAATGAATGCATGGCCAAAACCATTACATCAAGGATTGCTTAAAACTGTACAAAATAAAACTATTAAATCAAAATTACAAACAATATTAGATATTATTGTTTAGGCATTGGAATTAGTTCTGGTTCACCTAGGAATCCAGTTTTTGGAACAGCAAAATTTTTTTTCATAATACCTATGTATACATTCATACTTTCACCTGCAGGTGTTTGGGTTTCTGCAGACCAAAGTTCTCCGGTATAGTCTTTTATACCATATACATCTTCAAACGTGTTTATTTTTTTAAGTAGTTTTGCTAAAAATGGTTTTGTACTCTGAATGCATATTCCTCTGTTTATTGCATCTAACCAGATTTTATCTGCTTGAGCAACTGCTTCTTCTGTTGCAATTTGATATAATGACCCTGTTCTAGTTAGGACTTGGGCATCTTCACACATAGAATTTATATAAACAAAGTCACCTTCTAACCATTCACCATTATTGTCTGATCCTGTTGCAGAAGCAGAGATAGATTTTGTTGGTACGTATTGTTTAGCAAATACTCCACTAACACCATAAAATTCTTCACCAGTTCTTGTAATCATTACAACTCTCCACAACTCACCTGTCATTCCGTCTTGACCAAACATATTGTTAAACGTGCGAAGTTTTTCTAATAACGTTACGTTCCATTTATCCCCACGTTGGGAAATATGGCATTCTCCATCTGCTACTGCTGTCAGCCATATCTCGTCAGCTTCCATTGCCGCTTGTTTAGTGTTTTCTTGAAATTTTTCAGCAGTTTTAGTAAGTGGAATTTCGTCTTTGCAAATAGCCGTGACTTTGGCTTGATCTCCAGGCATCCACAGATGATTTTCTGCTTTTGTTGTTGTTCCGGAGATTATTAATAAAAAAAATACAGTCCATAATAGTTTCATCGTAGTCTCAGTAGTATTTATTTGAAACAGACCAGTCTTACATCAAGCAGTTTAGATGGCTTCTCTTTATTAATTCTTCGTTTAGCCATTAGGTTTTGGGAAATTTATTTTTCACTGGTAAAATC